AGGAATGCCAGGGGCTCCTCCTGCTGTTGGTCAGACAATTCACTGCACTCAGCCTGTGGTGACTGGAGGGATTGGACCGTTTGATTTTTCCTACGGTTGGTCAGAGAACAACGCGATCGTCTTTGAGCAACGGTTTCTCTCTAATGACTTTCTCTTGTTAGAGGAAGATGCAGGGAAGATCTTTGCTTGCATCGTCAGCGTTGCCGACAAAGGTGTTCCAGGGAGCATGGCGATTCAGGTCAAGTCCAACAGCATTGGTCCGATCTTGCCTGCTTGAACGGGTTCAACAGTTGACAGTAAGCTGTGCCTAGTGACTGCTAGGTGTTTTGACCGAATTAGACAGCATCAATACTTTGCTGGCTGTCATCGGGGAAGCACCGATCAGCCAGTTCAGCGACCTCGAAGCGAACGAGATCACAGACAGTGCTCTTGCCCAGCGCACGTTGAAGGAAGTCAACACTGACGTTCAGGCAGAAGGGTGGAGTTGGAATACAGACAACGGAGTGAACGTTCCTCCTGACGCTGTCTACGAATATCCATTGCCAGGCAATGCGTTGAGAGTGACCTTCTCTCCTAACCGTTATGCCGACTGTCCTTATGTTGCGCGAGGCAATAGGGTCTGGGATCGCAACGCTAAGACCTACAAGATTGCTAGCACTGAGAATCCTCAGGACATTGTTGTTGACACGATGGTGATGAAACTCAACTGGGATGAGCTTCCACATCAGGCACAGCAATACATAACAATTAGAGCAGCACGGATCTACTCAGATAGATTTATCAACTCAAACGTTATCTTTACCTATACCGTTCAAGATGAAGAGTACGCAAGAGCGCAGCTCATTCGCGCTGAAGAGAGCACTCTTTATGACAATCTTCTCTGGGGTAACAACAGACAGATTGGTCAAGGTAACGGCTTTATCCCAGCCCAAGGTCGCCTCTACAGGAGAAACTGATGAGAGCTAAAAGTCGCATCACACCTAACAAGAGTGCAAGCAAGGTCTCTTCACCTATCAAGGTGAACATGGATTCCTTGATTCAAGGAGTCAGTCAGCAGCCTCCACACCTAAGGCTTGTTGGCCAAGGACAGGAACAGATCAATGGTTGGAGTAGTCCTGTTGAAGGCCTGGCAAAACGCAACCCCATGAGGATGGTTGCAAAGGTCAAGGACTTTGCTCTTGATAACTTCTACTTGGAGATGTTTGATGTCAGCGCCACTGAGACTTACAGCGTGTTGCTGTATCCAGTTGGCGACAAGACACGGCTAGAAGTTTTCAGAAATGGGATACCTCCAACGCTGAACGTTCATGGCACTGGCATGACGTTGAGCAATGGCGGGATTGACATTGACAGCACTGGCTATTTGCACAACCTGACTGATCTTTTCAAAGGGTGTGTCCTTATCAATAATGGGCCAACAGGCCTGCTGTTAAACAGGAATAAGACAACAGCTCTCAGCTCAGAGCTGTCACCGGAGAGAGAGGATAACGGCTTGATCTTTGTGCAGGCTGTGTCTTATGACGTGACATATACCGTTGATATTGATGGCACTGAAGTCGCTAGCTACACCACGCCTAGCGCTTCTGATGATGACAATCAACTGAGCACAACAAAGGTCGCTACAGAGCTATCTACTCAGATCAACGCAATAGCTGGATATACAACAACCCAGAACTCATACGTTGTTGAAGTCATCAAAGACGACGGGACAGCTTTTACTCTTGATGTTGACGATGGTCGCAGTAACTCATTAGCTCGTGGCTTTACTGACAAGGTGACAAGCCTTGGTGAATTGCCAACGATTGCGCCTAATAGTTACATCGTGAATGTTGCGGGGGATCCTTCTACTGATATTGATGATCGCTATTTCAAGTTCACAACTAATGATGCTGTTGACTTTGGAGAAGGAGCTTGGGGTGAAACGGTAAAGCCAGGCATCCAGTACAAGTTTGATGTTGACACGATGCCAATCGTGATACGTCGTGAAGCAGAAGGAGTTCTGTTTGTTGGACCTGCTGATGCGGCTGAGGAAACAGAAGGTGCCTATACCTTCACCTTTCCTAAGTGGGCAGAAAGGACAGCAGGCGATGCCAGTACAGTTCCTGATCCTGAGTTCATTGGTCAACCAATCAAAGATCAGATTCTGTTTAGAAGCAGGTATATCGTCTGTGCTGGAACCAGTGTTGTGTTCTCAGAAGTCGATGACATCTTTAACTTCTTTCAGGACACGTCAGCTGCACTGACAGACGCTGACCCATTCAGTCTTAGGGCAACAAGCGAACGCAGTTCACAGCTCAACTGGATGCTGGCTGTGGATGAATCAATCCTGGTCTTTAGTGCTTACAGCCAATTTCAAGCAAGACCAGCTGACGCTGATGTCTTGACGCCAACGACAGCAATCATTCTTAGGTTGAGCAACCTGGAAAGTAACCCTGACATCAGGCCTCGGTTGGCTGGTCCGCAAGTGCTCTTTGGGACTAGAGAGTTTGGCTACACCCATTTCAGGGAGTACACATTCTTTGAAAGCTCACAGCGAAAGATCGGCTTGAACTTAGGTGGAAGCAATGACGTGACGCTGAACTTACCCAAGTACATCGACGGGTTTGTTACTCATTGGGATGTAGGAGAAACAGTGGACACCGTTGTTGCTGTTACCCCTACTGATCGCAAGACAATGTATGTGTATAAATATCTATGGGGTAGCGCTCAGTCAGGACTGGCCAAGCAACAAGCTTCGTTTAGTAAGTGGGTCTTTAAGCAGGACGTTCAGTGGGTCAAGTACATGGACAACATTCTCTGGATGATCCTGACTGACGAGAACGGAACGTATAGCTGTCAGATTGCATCTGACGAAATGGAAACACCTGACGCCTTGCAGCTGCATTTAGATCGCTTGCTGCTGTATCCAGATTGCAATCAGGATCCCCAAAGCAGTAACGATGTGGTCGCCACCTATGACGCAGGAACAGACATCACAACCTTTGTCCTTCCTTATACGCCAGGAGACAAAGCAGTTGCAGTGACGCGGTTTACTGGAGCTAGCAAGGAAGGCTTATGGCTTGGGGAGAGCGAGACCAACACGATTGTCTGCACTGAGAAAGGTGACTGGACAGGGGAGAACGTTGGCTTTGGCGAGCCGTATCAATTCAAGTATGTGTTCAGTAACGGCTACCTGCCAACCAAGGATCAAAGCAAACAGAAGATCGTTGGCGAACTTGACGGCAGGACACAGATTCTGAGATGGCATGTCTACCACCATCAGACTGGAGCGTATGACGTAAGAGTCAAACGCAAGTCAAGGGCGAAGGATACTATCTACAACTTCAGGGCCAGGTTCCTGAATACTCTCAACAATAAACTTGACACTGAAGAGTCCTTTGTTGAGTCAGGAAGTGTGCAGGTTCCAGTTTGCACTAAGAACACAGAATCTGTTGTTAGTGTTGAATCAGATAGTTGGCTACCATGTGTCCTAAGTGGAGCCGCTTGGGAAGGCTCCTATAACGATCGCGCTAGAGGAGTTTAGTTATGCCGTTTCCTTGGGCTGCAGTTGCTACTGCTGCTGTTGGTATTGGAACATCATTGTTTGGCGGCAGTCAGCAAAAGAATGCAGCGCGTTCTGCCAACAAACTTGCCGAAGAACAAGCAGAAGCTCGCTTTGAAAGAGCAGAGAAAGAATGGGAGATTGACTACATGAGCAATGTTGCCAACTACATGTTGGATACAGCAAAGATTGAAGCTCAGAAATTTACTGAACGGCAAACCAAGTCTGATTATGAGTGGCAGCAAGGAAAGCTGATTGATTCAGCCTTGAAGAATTTAGCTGTCAACGAGGCAGCATTGACTGACAAGTTTGGGATGGAGGAAACCCTAAGGGCTACTCAAGAAGGCATGAGCCTGGCCTACACCCAAGCAGGGCTAGGTGCTGACACGTCAGAACAGCTACGTCAGTACATGACGAGGATTCAAGACAACGCTCTTAAGTCTCAACAGCTTGTACAGCAAGGAGACACACAAGCACAAGCGCTGCAAGAAGAGATTGTTCTTGGCTATCAACAGGAAACTCTTGAACGTGACATCCAGACTGTTGCTGCTGTTGTTGGTGCTGCAACCGATCGCGCTTACGCCACGACTCGACAAGGCGGAAGCAACAGTTCTCAGCGCTTTGCTCTTAACAAGATTCAAGAGCTAGGCAGGACTTACGGCTTGATGGAAAACAGAAACAGACAACGACAAAGCAAGCTTTCAAATTTGAACAGTCAACTGAAAGGAGAAAGAGCAACAGAGATGGGTCGGTATGCGTTGCAAATGAGCGACGCTGCTCAGGGTATGAAGTATTCCAGCAACAAGTACAACAGAGACAGTCGTTACAACCTTGATGTATTCCAGAACTTGACGATGCCATCGTTTGAATTGGCTAATCGCCAGGGAGGGCGAGAGCTTGAATCGTTGTATATCCAGACTGAAGGCAAGATCAACCAAGCATCGATGCCATTCCGCGAATCAATCTGGTTTGATCCCATTGCTCCTATTGCTGGTCTGAAGCCTGAGTACATGGCACCAACGAAGGTGTATGAACCATCTGGGTTAGATCTAGGGCTGAACGCTCTTGGAGCTGGTATCAATGGTGCAATGTCAGCTTCATACAAAAAGCCAGGCGGTGGCCTAGGTTTCTTCTGATGTTATATTGACACCAGTCAATGAACAACAATGAGCAAACTCAAAGGTGAAGACCTGCTTGAACACATCAAGGAGAAGGGAGCAGTGCTTGATCGCAACACCTTGATCGCTGACGCTGGTTACATCGTTACTCGCAATGGCAGACCAAGTCTTCAACGCACTGAATTCATGCAAGCTATGGCTGACGCACAAGGCATGACACTTGGCCCACCATCTGCTGGCCCTGGTCGTGGCAAAGAACCAGGCTTTGTACTGAAGGTTGGCCCCAAAGGGATGGTTCCTGTTGGTGCTGCTTATACAAGCAAGATTGGCCTAGCTGCAGGTCAACATGTACAAGTTGAAATTGATGGTGACTGTATTGTTCTAAGCCCTTCACCTAATGCCGTTGAGGCCTGTCAGGTGTAGTCTTAGCAAGACGAATGCAGTCGAGTTGAGAGGTCTGTTGGGGGCCTCTTTTTTATGCAGTTCTATACGACGACTGAGTGGTAAATCACAACCGATTCAGACAGTAATCTCTTGTGAACCTTAGTTGCATCTTTCCTTTCGCAATCTTCAATCCAACTAACTCCATTTCTGAAGCAATAAAAGCGAGCAACATTAATCATCTGACCGAGGCTTCGGGGATGTACACCCCAGCCTAGACCTGTATTAGTTGAAACCCAACTCAGTCTTCTCGGGGATCTGAGCTCACCGCTGGGGTTTCGGGCAACGGAGGATAAGCCAACATGTGAGGTTTGGCTTTGACACTCTACTTCTCAGCAGCGTAAAGAGCGAAGGATTGAGCAACAATGACTGAAAGTAATTCACCTGCTTTTGATCCGTCGCAACGATCATCCTGTGCTGGATGAATAGCAAAACAACCAGCGAGCACACCGGCAATCAGGACCAGCTGAAAGCCGATCACTGATGCCA